CACCCAGACCGCATAGGCCGACACTCAATGAATCTATCCGCAAGGGGAGGAATCGCTATCAATGGAACGGCAACAATATCGAGCCTATGGGCAAACAAGAAAGATATTGAAGAGTTCTATCAAACCACAAAGACAACCCTCAACCAGTACCCACTAGAGCAAATCTTGGGCTGGCACAATGTTTCCCTTGAAATCGCTTACCAGTATAAGACCAGCGCAATCGAGGATATTCACTTCGAGCACAGCGTGGATTTTAACTTTGTTCTGATTGATGGGTGTGAGTTTTCTGGTGAATCAGAGCTTCGATGCGTAAGGCCATTCCTAGCAGAGAAAGCAATCATAGCCCTAGACGATATTAACGCCATGAAGAATTGGGCAAACTATCACAAGCTGAAACGATCTGCGGAGCTACTATGGGAGGATTGGTCTGTTCGTAATGGTGCGGCCATCTTTCGGCTATGATAGAACACATATACGAGGATGCGTGTTTTGGTGAACAATGGTTCACCTATCCGAATGTATATCGTCTAATGGTTGATAAGTGCGAACCAAGCGGAACGATTGTAGAGCTTGGAGCTTGGAAGGGAAGAAGCTCTGCATTTCTTGTTGTCGAGGCAAAGAACAAAAGCCCGAATATCAAAATAGAAATTGTAGATACTTGGTTGGGTTCAGAAGAACATACCGATGAAATGAAGGACAATCTATACGAAAAGTTTAAATCTAATATGGCAAGGCTGGATGGACTTTACGAAGAACACAGAATGACAACCAACGAGGCCGCATATCTATTCGAGGACAAATCTTTAGATGGGGTTTTTATTGATGCAAACCACACCTATGAGGCAGTAAAAAAAGATATTGCCGATTGGATGCCCAAGGTTCGCAAGGGCGGAGTCTTGGCTGGACATGATTACATCCAAACATTCGAGGGAGTTATTCAAGCCGTCAACGAGTCAATATCTGATTTTGTAACCATGGAACAATGTTGGGTAAAACTATGCTAACCATCTTCACCATTGTTCTTAATGGGATGCCCTATATCGAGAAGCATCTAGCAGAGTTTCAAAAGCTAAAAATCCCTTGGAGGTGGAACATCGTTGAAGGAGCAAGCGAGCCTCTAGGATGCACCCGCTGGTGTAAGCAAATCCCCGACAAATGGCATAAGGAGTTCAAGAGCATAGACGGAACGCACGAATATATTGAGAGCATCCAAGGGGATAACATCGTTGTTTATTCGCAGGGAAAACCATTCAGCGGGAAGCTAGAGATGATTCAACAAGCCCTTCAAGGAGTAGATTCTGGCGTGGTTATGGAGGTGGATTGCGACGAGATGTGGAGGGCAGACCAGATCGAGAAAATCTATGAGTGCCTAAAGGGAACAGAGGAAGGATGCACGATGCAGTTTCATTGCAATTTCTTTGTAGGAGAAAACAAAAAGATAGTGACTAGGAATGGATATAGCTCTAGCTGGTACGAATGGATGAGGGCTTGGAAGTGGGGCAAGGGTGTATGCTTTACTAGCCACGAGCCGCCACAGCTAAACATAAGGGCTAGATTAGTTCCAAGAGGAATCACGGAAACTTGGGGGCTAGTGTTCGATCACTATGCCTACGCCACGCAAAAGCAAGTTGAGTTTAAGGAGGATTTTTATGGATATAGGGGGCTGGTAGATGGCTGGAAAGAATTGCAAAAGACAAGTGGCCCTGTGCGATTGAATCAATTCTTCAATCATATTCAAGACAAGAGCGTGGCCGATGACGCATAATAAGCCAAAACTTTTCTTGTGTGGGTTGGCTAGGAACTGCGCTACATCACTCCTCTCAAACATCCCCTCCATCTTGTCGTTACGCCAAAACTGGGATTTATCTGGGGTAATCCTAGAAAACGAAAGCACAGACGATACGCCAAGGATTCTACAAGCCCTAGAAAAACTTTGCCCATCTATTCAGATTCACAACCCAAAACCAGAAGAAGGATTAACTAGGTACGAGAAGATGGCCTATCTTCGCAACGAGGCTTTAGTTATTGCAGAGGCAGAACAAGTGGATTGGGTATGCGTTGCCGACCTAGACCTATTTCAGTTTGTCGGGTTAGAGTCATATTTTCCAGAGAAGGAAGCGGAAGCCATTATGGGACTTATGCCCAAGCCCTATGTTCCTTGGCATCCCGGCGAGGCAATTAAGTATATGAACAGAGAATGGGTCTATTACGATCTATTGGCAGTTGAGTTTAAGGATGGAACAAGACCTCATTGGATTGGTGATATGCAATACCCAGACACAAGGGATGAATTTAAGAAAGCAGACAAAAGTTCCGTGAGTGGTACGATGCCCTGCAATTCTGCCTTTGGAGGAATGGCCTTCTATAAGGCCAACAAAATAAGGGGCAAAAGATATACTGGAACAGATTGCGAGCATATTGCGTTTAATAAAAGCATCGGAGGCATTTACATAACAGACAAAGTTTTAGGAATATACGCTCCCTCTAATTGACACAAGCGATGAGTTTATGGCTGGAGCGATTGACACAACCTATTTCCTTTCCGATCTAAACGGAATGATTAAAGACTTGCACTCGTCCGTAACTGGATTGGGTTCTAACGCCGTGTCTGCCTCTGTAACTGATCTAACCACGGCAACAGACTTAGATATTGGTGGAGAGGTTCTAAGGATAACTCAGAGCCTAGTCGTTCCCGCCTCTTCTATTTCTGCTCCTACGATTGGGATGCTCTGCTCTGTTTCTGGTGTAGAACGAATGGTGGCGGGATTCTCCAAAAGTGTAGATGGAGTTTCCTTTACCCTCGAACTAGCCGACATAACAACCTAATGGCCTCTATCGAGCGAGAGATTGAGAACGGACTTCTCAACGCAGTTTCTGGCATCGGCGGCCTAAACTTCTTTACGAGTGAGAGGGGAACGGCTCGGACGATGCCCAACATTGTAGTTCAAGCGAGCATTGGAGGGGAAGAACTCGGCCCATTTACAGGCGTATTCAAAACCCCTGCCACCCTTACCTACACGGAAAGAGCCGACACAATCAGCCGAACGGCCTTTGATGCAAAGTTCTATGACATACTAGAACAGCTTTACCGATCACCCGACCTTGCTAGTTATATAACCACCGCCACTAATATAACTTGTTATGTGGCCAAGGTGACTAGCGAGGGAAATTCAGTTGTTGCTAATAACAGAACTTGGAACAGGGCTATAACGCTAGACATCATAGCAACTGCAAAGAAATGAACCAGACCCCCCAATTTAATGTAGAGGACGCTATCAGAGACTTGCTGACTGGCATCGCTGGGCTGAATGTCTATACCACAAACCGCACCGGACTTAGATTCTTTCCCTTTGCTACAATCTCTGCCTCTGTAAATGAGCAGATGCTAGGAAATTATACAGGCGTGTATGATATGAGCGTTGCGGTGAACTACTCCGACACGGCGGCCAAGATAAGCCAAGAGGATTTTGACGCTGAATACTGCTCGATCTTTGAGGCGTTCTATTCCGAAACACCCACCCTAGCCAGCAAGATACAGAACACAATTTTTGATACAAAGATTCACATGGCTAGAATCAGTAGCCAAAGCCCATCTATTCGAGCCAATAAAAGGGCATGGCAAAGGGGCTTGACCATTAGCGTTATCTGTACTCCATCAGAACTAGACGACGGAATCAGATTCCTCGACTTCTCAGAACAACGCAACTCAATGTATGTCGGTGTGATTTAACAAAGGAACTACCATATGGCCTTAGCAATTTTAGACGGAACGCAGACAGCAACCACCCTTTCAACCATCCTTTCTAGCGGTCAACACATTACCGCCCACACGGTTGTAAGTCTTGGAACGCAAGCAATCACGGATATGCAGAGTGCGGTGAGCGGAAGCGTTGTTTCTGTCTCCAACTTCCCAGCGTCCCAATCTACTACCTTTGGTGCAGTTACGGGAAGCATCTCAGTTCTTAACTTTCCCGCCTCACAATCCGTAACCTTCGGAGCTGTCACAGGTAGCGTCTCTGTTCTAAACTTTCCAGCTTCCCAAGCCGTCACCTTTACTGATGCATCCCTAACCAATACCCAACTCCGAGCAAGTGCAGTTACCGTGGGCGGGACGGTCACGGTGGGGAACAGTCTAACGATCAGCTCCCTCCCCGCCATCTCTGGCACGGTCACGGCAAATCTTGCTAACGCAGTAGTCATTCGAGTTGATGCTGTTCAAGATGGTGATGGAACGACTTTTGGAATTGATCGTAATTTCCCAGTCGATATTATTTCTGCCATCCCCGCTGGTACAAACCGCATCGGAGTGGTGACGATTGGAGCAGGGACAGTAACCATCGGAGCAGGGACGGCACAGATCGGAAGCGTCACGGCCAGCATCTCTGGCACGGTTCCCATCAGCATCTCCTCCGTCACGGTTGGCAATTCTGTAACAATCGGCTCGCTCCCTGCGATTAGTGGCACGGTGACGGCGAATGTGTTTGGGACAAATGGAATAGCGCAAATACCGCTACAAATGGCCTCCGATGATGAGGCTTTTACAAACGGAAATAGGCTCGCTGTATCAATAGTTAATAATGAAGGACAAGAATACACAACACCCCTCCCCATCTCTGGCACGGTCACCGCCAACACCTTCGCCTTGCAAGGCACCTCCGTCACCACCTCTAACTTTACCAGCACCACCGCTTCTACCGTGCTCGCTAACTACAATGCGACAAGGGAAGTGCTGACGATTTTCAACGAGGGGGCAGGTAATTTACATATCGCACCCGGAGCCACCTGCACCACCATCGCCTATCAGGTGCGCCTATCGGCGGGAGATTATTACGAAGTGCCAAATCATCAGACCACTATCACGCACTCGGCAGTATTTGCTACCGCTGGCACGGCTAGGATTTGCCAACTTAGTTAAGGAGTAGGCGATGCCTCTTTATCGTAGGCAAGTAATCAAGCCAACGGCAGACTTAGACGCTGTTGCCTACATTGGAAGAGCTGGAATTACGGATGTAGTGGCACAAAATGCGATTAATGATTTTGTTTTGGGCGTTAAGAATCTCGGCCTGTGGAGCAGTATGGTGTGT